TTTCGGTTTTGGATATAAGCTGTATTTCTTACATCTGTTACTGATACAGTTACATGCACCGAACACAGTTTGTCTGTTAGAGTTTTTCCTACGTAACGCGTTGGTAGCTTTTGCTCTGTCAATACGTTTAAGACATTTGCTTCAGTTACGCCATCAGTAAGTCTTTCATTAAACACTCGCCTTAATCTAGAAGTTCCAAGTATTTCATTTTGAGTGACTTTTACCCAAAGTTCATTTCTTTCAAAATAATCACTATATTTATTTGCATCTGTCAATTTGTCTACAACAGTTCCAAGGTCACGTGTGCCTAGAACTCTACGTCTTGCTGCATAATGGCTTCTGCTATCTGAATTTGCAGTCGAAAATTGATGACCATCAAATACAACATTTCGTTCGTCAGGAGTTCCTTGATAAAGAACTGAGGTTAAATCTTCAAAGTCTAAGTATGCTCCTAGATAAGAATACTCTAGACCTTTTCTCCAACGTGTCCAACTACTATCTATGTCGTATTTTTCAATAACGGTTCTATGTACAGAACTGCCATAAGATCTATTACCTGGATATGTTCCAGGTGAATTAAGCCCTTTACCTTTTGAGATTTTTGTATTAAACCCTTTAACGCCAAACGAGCCAGTTTTCCCAAACCCGTTTTGCTTCTTAGCCATCAATAAAATCCGCCAGAGATTCCCAGTAGAGGTGCATCGGAAATGTTGTCTGCCAAATTAGACGTTTTACGCGCTGCCCAAAGTGCTTTACCTTTAGGGACATAAAATGCTTTTAGTCTTTGATCTGTCCCAACTTGAGGTGTAGGAGCTAAGACATATGGCATGTCTTCCATGTGAACCCATTCATTCATATTGCCGGCTGTTGTAATTTGACCGACATACACTGCGCTATCACGCAAGAAGTCAAATTCTGAGCTTAAGTACAGATTGATTTGATATGAACCGCCTTGAGAAATAGTATAAATGTCTTCAATAATTGCGCCGTCATTGGTTGTGCAATTAAGAATTAACTGAGCAAAGTTTGTGCCTGTAACTTTCTCAGTTAAAATAGTCCGCGTACTCATTTCATAGACTTCGTGAAATACTCGGTCAATAAGTAAAGGCTGTTTGTTTGTTGATGTTGAGGCCATTATGCTTTACCGTTGTTTTTATTGCCAATTTTCATTGGTGTTGAGCCTGGCACTAATGCACCTGAGTCAGGTTCTTTTAAATCAGATACAGTCCCTTGCATTGTTAGTGAGGGATAACTTGCCATCATCTTGTCTACATCGCCTAATTCAGGTGCAAACAATGAATTATTTTGAGGCTGTACTGACCTGTTCATAATTGTAGGAGTTCCGCGCCTTAAGTCGTTATCTGGCAACTTCATATCACCATATGGCATGCTGTATCCTCCTGTCCCAATTAGCTGTCCCATTTGACCTTGTACGTCAAACGCTTCATAGTTTTGGCTATTACCTGCTTTTTGATCTTGAGGTAATCCAGGAATCGGCTGAGCTGCAGGTCTTTCCATCGGCATCTTGTCACCAAGACGCATACGATTGTTCATTTTTTCTGAGTTAGCCATAATTACATGTTCCTCATTTCGTAAGGGTTAATACCCGCAGCTTGATTGCTATTCAAACGTCGAGGTCCTCGACCATTCGCATTTGGATCAAACGCCTGCTCCCCTTGCTCAAATCCAACATTGTTAGTGCTCAATGATTGAGATAAATCAGCGTTACCTGTTGTTCTGGTTGGAGTAGCAGAATTTGATCCCAAATCATCTTCTTGAGGATCAAATTTACGATAAGGTGCATACGGATCTTTATTTGCAGCAGCAATAGTTGCTCGCTTTTCTGCTTCGTAATCTCCGTTCCCTCTAATGGTAATCTTTTGGGTTCCCATAACTATCTGTTTGTCCTAAAACTATTCTACTATTATCGCCAATTCTGTGATAAAAATATTCTAGAGCCAACGGCTGTATCTGCTGGTCCAGGTACGGCCAATATAAACTCAGCACCAGATCTTTCAAATGCATATCGTCTGACTTCGGGGCGTCGATAATTAGGAACATATAACGTTTCTGCTAATCTATCAACTTCTCTTAGATAGATTTCTCTAAAATACTCGTCACCTTTTAATGGATCGGACGTTGCAATTGTTCTTTGAACATCTCCTGCAATTTGCTCTAACCGACTATAGTTTGGCGATCCATCTGAATCTGCTGGGAAATACTCCGAATTTTCCCACGCTCTATCACATCGATTAATGTGATTAACAATTTGGCTGTACCAGTACTCATCAGGTATCAACGCCATAGCCTCTTCTAAACGGCTACGGTCTCCAGCAGGTATTTGTGATCCTGCATTAAATCCTAAATGAAAGCGTACCTTTGTTTGTAGATGTTCATCTAACTGCATCTTTTCAAATCAAATGTACCCTTTCTAGTTTAGCTAATGAAGATCAGATCATCAGCAATTAATTGCTCCCAATTAACTCTCGGAATATTTTCTAGCTGTTTCAAGTTTGAAAAACGTTCTCCAGACAATGACATCCGCAGTTCTACAATTCGTTTTGCTGTGGAATAACCTACGCCAGGCAGCCTTTTTGCGATCTGTTCTGCTTCTGCAGCATTTAGATTTAAACGAGTATCTTCTAGAGGAACCACACGTTCTGGCAGCTTTTCTTCCTTTTCTACAGAGATCTGTGGAGCTTTCACTTTCTCCAGTCTTCCTTTTTTCGGATCATACGGAACTAGTTGATCTAGTGTGACATAGGAGATTGCCCCATTCGCGCCCTTTACCATTGCAAACTCTTTGTCGTGCTTGCTAATGAATTCAACCAATGCTCCAGTTTTAGTGTCCTGAAATAGATTTGACATAAGTTATATACTCTTTCTTACTTATTATAGACACAAAAAAAGCGCCCGATTAGGACGCTTTTGTGTTAAACCAAAATTTATCAAGTACCTTGACCAGTTTCAGTTTTGTAAGGAAGATACACTTCACTTGCATCAGGTGCAGAAGCATCAACGTAATAGCAAACCTCAACCAGAATTGCTGCTTGAGACTTTGAATCAACAACTGTCAGCGCATCACTAACGGTTGCAGTTACTGCTGTGTCGCTACCAATCGGTGAAATGGCAGAGGACAGGTCGAATGCTGAGGCAGCACCAGAAGCTGCTAAAGAACCATCACCAGATGCAGTAAGGGTCACGCCACCAGAAAGGCCGGTGACTTGCAGGGTGCCTGCTGCTGCAGTGCTGAGGTTTTCAACATTAATTGCTGTGCGGTACACGGTAGCGCCAGCGGGGACAGTAAAGGCTTTATCCAGGCGAGGCTTGTCGTCTTGACGCATGTCAGGAGACAGGATCTTCAGCTCATAAGGAGTAGCTGTAGCGGCTTTATTACCTTCAATCACAGCAACTCCAACCATGCGGTAGAAGTTCACGCCGGGGATAGCCTGCACACCTTGATTGCGATAAGCATTCAGATGTGTTACTTGGTTACCAGGGAATACAATAGACATCGTTAGTTACCTCCTATCAATATACGAATGAGTAACCAACGGTGATGAAGTCCTTATTAAGGATTTCAAAACCAGCAAACAAGGACCAAATCATGATGATGAACCGACTGAAATCGTCGTTGTTGTTCAGCAGGATTTGAGCGTTGTTACCACCAATGCCCACACCAACAGCCTGAGGACCGAAGAAGATTAGCTGAGAAGCGCCGTAGTCGGCAGCACCAGAAGCAGCATCAGTCACCACGAGGTTGTAGGAAGTCTCGGGAAGGTTGGTGGATTCGAACCAACGGACGCCCTCAAAGAGGAAGCCCGTGGGCATCACGGGTTGACCAGCCACGAAGCCAGCTTGTCCGTATGCAGGACCCATGCCTTGATAGAAGTTGGCATTAGGGGCAGCATTCGGCTGCATGGGGTTGATCATGCCGCTACCGGGGTAACGAGCAATCTCGCGGAAGTCAGAGTTTTGACGAAGGTGCATCATCGCGGTGGGGTCCACGATGCAGCGGTAGTAGCCGTCAGCAAAGGTGGGGACGTTGCGCTTACGCATGTCCTTAACGACCTCAAGGAGGTCTGTGGTCACGTCAAACTTGGCAGACTCACCAGCGCCATAAGTGACGCCCAGAGTGCCGCCTGAGCCGCCTTTAGCCTTGCCACCGGGCAGGTAATAACCACCCATATCGTCTGATGCGGGGCCGTTTGCTTCTGCTTTCAGCAGTTCATTAGCAAACACCCGATCGCGCCAGCGGCGGTAGTCATCGAGCAGGGTCAGAGAACCAATGCTTTGGTGGAAGACGTTCAGGTTGCCTGTATCCAGCAGCAGACGCTGAGCTGTGATCAGGGTTTCACGAGCGACTTTAAAAGTTGAGGGTTGGGCAGAATCGCGGGTATCAGCAGGACCGGTGTATTCACGCAGGGTGACCAGCACCTTGTCCTTCACGATGTTGCGGGCGGAGGCTGTACCAAGAGTCTGGTCGGCAGTCCGCTCACGGGACTCCTTAGTGCCAGGCTTGCCCCAGAAGCGATACCTATCTAACTGAACAGTTTGACCAGGTTGCTTGCTGAAGTCATGTACGACCACCGGCTCCACTGCCATCTCAATGATGTAGGCAGGGTGGGGACGATACAGTTCTGCACCAAGAAGCTTCGGAAAATCATTATCAATCCACATGTGGATTAACTCCGTAAGCTAAAAGATTTATAAGTGACTTCGACTTAGCCACATATATAGATGGTAATAGTTTTAGCTATGATCTTATTTATGTACCCCATTATTCTAGGGCAATATGGAATTTATAGATACGGGCATATGGAAACCAGTTAATACTCTATCTGGTTTTGAATGCTGCATCGAATATCACATTAATGCTTTGGGCGATGTTAAAAGCACAAAGGGTCAAATAGAGCGAATTTTAAAGCACAGAAGAAAGCGGGGTACAGGATACCCGACTGTAAATTTAACTCAACGGATTGGTCGAAAGCCTAACATAACTGTGGCTGTACATACTCTGGTTGCTTTAGCCTTTTTGCCAGCGCCTCCAACTCCACCGGGTCGAACAAAAGGTTGCTCAATTATTAAACATATAGATGGTGATATTGGAAATTGTTCTGCAATGAATTTATTGTGGGTGAAACGTTCAAGTGTTGGAAATGATTTAGAATAAGATAAGCATATATTATTTACCAATGGCTGATAGTCTTAAACTAGTTGGTATTAAACGAGTAGCAGGGCAAACTGGCTCTGATCTCTCGATTTCAACACCTTTACGCGGTGGAGATCATCACAAAATTCGTCGTTGGTGGAATGACAACAAAAATGTTGCTCCTTACGTAAATTGCACAAAGTTATTAGTCTCTAGAGCTGCTGGAGATGTAGTTTTAATGGTGCCTACTTCAAGTGATACACGCCTTGATATCAAATTCAATGGTGACAGTGAATGGTCTTTTGGCCCTACTTCTAGGTCTGTAAATCGTGTTGGGGTATTTACCACTAGTCTTGATCTTATTGAAGAATACGTATTTCCAGTAATTTCTGGCGGAAAAGTCATGAAGACTATCCCGGCTGGAGCAGCGTCTTATCCTTCATAACGCCTCTGCTCGCTGGTAAGATTGAAGGTTGAAAGATACTCTAATCCAACAATTACTTTGATGTTGTAAGGTAGTCGTGTTAGTTTTCTTGCATGAATGCCTACATAGAAATGATCATTAGGTTTCAAATACATTAAATCGTATTCAACAGGCTGCCTATCTTTGTTGTAAAGGGTGACATCTAGGTATCTGTCGACATACTTATTTCCAGTTCCTGTGTTTTCTAGGTTTACGCTAATCCTAGTGGTTTCTGGTGATTTGATTCCACTGTTGTAAAATGCGGATTTATATACCGCTTCACTTTGATCCTCATATGATTCTGTTGCAGATTCATAAATTGATTGATCTTCACTAGCGGGTATTGTTATAAACGAAAAGAATTCATCAGGCTCTTCTACTGATACAGACATTGAAATTGTATCTGTAATGTTTAAGTTGATTTTTATAAAAGTATTTTCTGATCCAAATAATCCAACTGAATCTTTATATTGAACGCTGATCGGGAACGCGGTTATATTTTGCTCAATGGGTTTTAGTATATTTGAGCCTGCTGCATGGACTAGAGATTTTGAGCTTGCCGCAGTATTAGGGCTTGTATTTCCGCCCATTCCGCTAATTCGATCATTATTTAATAGCTGCGTTGTTACGTCCATTCCACTAGGCCATTCCTATAGCTCTATTTTATAAATATTCACCTACCTTCTCGCTCACTTCAACTAATCCTCTAAGAGCTTTTCTTTCAAGAGTTCTTACTCTATCTCTACTCATATTCAACATTTGACCAATAGCGGTCATTGACATTGGTTCCATAATTTCATCTCCAATTCCATAACGCATTGAAATTACAGCTGCTTGCATTTCAGGTAATTCTTGAATTAGGTTTCTCATATCACTTTTTATGCAATTAGCAGTAAGAATATCTTCAGGTAATTGAGTCTCATCTTCAAGCAAATCAATTAA